GAGGTAAACAGTATGTAACTGTTGCAGAAAGATTGCGTCAGTTACATTTATCTGTTAGCAATGATATGCCAGGACCAAGCATAGACACTAAAATTGTTTATGCAGAAGGTGGTGTATACATTGTAAAAGCAACAGTAATCCCTGATGTTACTCAACCTGATTGTTTCTTTACAGGTCATGCTAAAGAAGATGAAAGTAAAGGACAAATAAATGGTACAAGTGCATTAGAGAACTGTGAAACAAGTGCTATTGGTAGAGCGTTAGGTAACGCTGGATATGGTAGTGCAGAAAGTATTGCAAGTGCTAATGAAGTGATGAATGCAATGCATCAACAAAATACAAAGAAAGAGAGTTAAGAATGCCTTATAGACCACAGAAAGAAAAAACAAGTAACGGTAAATTAGATGGACCACCACCTTGGTTAGGTTTCCAAGATGCTAAGATATTATCTTTTGAAGATATGTCTAGTAATTATGAATGGGCAGATGTCTATCTTATAATAGAAATAAAAACAAGGAATAGTGAGTATTCAAATAAAATGAGAATCACAGGTTCCTTTGAAAGAGAAAATGGTGTTATACAAGACTCTTCATTGTTAAGAAAACTATACAGTCTATTTGATGCTCTTAACTTTGGTGGAGGTATAAATAAAGAAGGTGCTTGGGTAACTAAGGTAGATGAACCTATTACTGACATAGCAACATTCTTAAATAATAATTATACTGACACTACAGATACAGAGATATATCCATTCACTGTTTATGTATATAAAACAGAAGTCACTAATAAAAATACTGGTGAAAAGAATGTATATACAAGAGTAGACTCACGTATAGCAAGAAGTGATAATCCTAAATCAGTAGCAGATTTTAAATCTTATATTGAATGGGCAAAAAAGAATGAAGTAATTGTGGAATACAACGAAAAAGATGATTTAGATTTTCTAAAAAATGCAGTAGAAGAATCTAAACAAAGTTCACACTCTCCTTCTATACGAGCATAGCATGCAAACAGGCTATGTAGAGATAGCCTTACGCAATCCCATGTCAAGGGGTTCGCTTTATCCTCTTGACAAGTTAGAAGAAACAGTAGCGGTATATGGGAAAAACTTTCCTGTATACCGTTCTGTTTATCTATACGATGAAGAAGGCTATGACTTTGTAAAAAAACATAAAAGTGTAAAAGGATATAATGGTTATAGAAGTATAGACTATGTACCTATAGACATAGACATGGTTGAAAACTCAGGTGATAAAACACTTGATAAAGCACACGATGTGTATGATTTATTAAAAGAACACTTAGATGCTGAAAGTATCTGTGTATTCTTTAGTGGTACAGGTTTTCACTTTGATGTATCAGCAAATGTGTTTGGCTTTGAAAACCACGCAGGTAATAACTTACCATACATTGTAAAAAATACTATGATGAAGTTGATACCTGGTGCTGACATGTCAGTGTATTCTAGGTCCGCATTATATAGATGTGCAGGTACTAAAAACTATAAGTCTAATTTGTACAAAACATATATTAGTGAAGAACAATTTTTTGGAATGTCTTATAAAGCTATATCTAATCTTGGTAAAAGATGGGATAGAAATGACTTATATACATATCCATCAGATGAACAATCTGGTAAGTTAGAAAACTTAGTTAGTTTTGATTCTCCTAATGTAAAAGCATTTAACAATGTTACTGTATCTAGTAATGTTGTTCCTTGTGTACAAGATATGTACAATAATAAACCTCAAGAAGGACAAAGACATATTACTTCTATGCGTATTATATCACACTTTAAAAGAAATGGCATTCCATTAAACGCTACGAAAGCAGCAATGTTCCATTGGAATAGAAAAAATGGTTTATCAGAATCACAATTACTAACAAACATAAATGATGTTTACACAAAAGGGTACCAATACGGTTGTATGGATAACATAATGATGCAGTATTGCCAACCTAATTGTATACATTTTAAAAGAAAGGATTATCTTATGGACGTATTTAACGTTGATGATTTACAAGCATTACTAAATACACGTATGGAAAAAGACTTTTCAGGTGTAAGCATTAATCTGTCTAAGTTATACGGTTTAGTTGGTACTGAATCTATTGTATACCCAGGTGAGTTAGTTACTATTGTTGGACCAACAGGTACAAACAAAACTACACTCGCACAAAACATTGCGTTATCTTACAACGCAGCAGATGATACAATAGATAAAGAATCACAAATCCCTACGTTATATCTATCTCTAGAACTTGCCCCTTGGCTAATGCATAGAAGAAATATCCAAATTGTATCTAATACAAAAAGTGAGGATATGAAAAAAGATAGTGCAAGAACATTGTATGATATACACAGAGATAAACTAGACCATCTTATGTTACAAACTATTAGTCCAACTATAGAAGACATAAGAAAAAAGATAAGAGAAGTATCACCAGCATGCATTATTATAGACTATATTGATTTAGTAGAACCTCCTAAACATACAAGAGGTGAGTACGAATCATTACGTCATATATCACATGCCTTGAGTAACCTTGCAGTTAACTATGATTTAATTATTATACAGTTATCTCAAACATCTAGAGAGTATGCAAGAAGTGGTACTTTGGATATATACTCAGGTAAAGGTAGTGGTGCAATAGAAAATGCATCACGTAAACTAATGGTTTTAGAAGGTGATTCTAAAACACGTCAGAGGAGACTGAAGATGGTTAAAAGTACAGACGGTGAACTATGGGAAGTTCAACTTGAGTTCAAAGATTCATTTCGTCTAAAGCGAATATGAATATCATAACGTATGTGTTTCAGTTAATGTATTGGTTGCCAACAAAGAATAAAAAAATGTATGGATTTAAAATATTATTGTTTAGATTTATAGGTTTTACATTTGAATTTGGTACTAATAAAGACAATACTGACCACATACATATTTCATTAACGATTTGGAAAGTATGGTTTACTTATCAAATCACAGTAGATTGGAGAGAATAATGTCAAGAAGAAGACTAACAAAAACAGAGAGAGTAAAACGTCACCTTGAAAGAGGTGGTAAGATTACATCTATGCAAGCATTTAAAAAGTTCAATGCAACTAGATTAAGTGCTATCATATTTGAATTACGTAATCGTCACAACATGAATATCAAGACACAAGAAAAGATATCACGTCTTGATAATGGAAAGTATGCTGAATATTATTTAGCATAAAAGACCTTGATAGATAGTAGGGGCAGGTACCTCCTTATAATTGACTAGGATAATTATATGTACCTGCCTCCCTTTCTTATATGGAATACAAAAAAGATAAATTTAGAGAAAAATTAGTTGAAGTACATGGACGTCAATGGAACCGTGCCTGGAAAAGACTATCACGTAAAGCAAGTGCTTTAAAACAATCACTTAAAAAACGTTCAGAAGAATATGATGTATTGTTTGATATTAGTTTAAATGATATAAAAAAATTATTTTACTTAGCATATAACAAACAATGTAAATATTGTGATAAAACTCTAAATGTTAGAAACATGGTATGTGACCATATAGTTCCATTATCTAAACAAGGTGAATCAATACTAAAAAACTTACAAATGATATGTAAGACTTGTAACACAAGAAAAGGTGCGTTAAAGGAAAAAGACTTTAAATATATCTTATCTTGGTTGTCAGAACAAAAAGAAGAAATAAGTAAATATATATTAACTAAATTGTCAAAAGGAGGAAAGTACTAATGGCAGTAGCAAAACGTATAGCAAGTGTAGAAAAAGAAGAACATGACCTTATGTTAGAATTAACACAAGATTATCTAAAAGATATGAAAGAAATTAGGTCAAGACTACGCAAAGAAAATGACGAAGTAAAAAACGAAATATTATTAGCAGAAAGATTGTTATCTAAAATGACAATGTCAATGGATAGTGACTACGAATATCCTAGAGCAAGAAGCGGTCATATTAAGTGTGCAGAATGCGAAGACTAGATATAGCAAAAAAGCATTGCTCTAACTGGAATCTAGGTAACTGTGCTGGTTGGATGATGAAGAGTGAGAATAATAAATTAATCCAATGGATAGATAAAAAGTATGCTAATAAACCTTGTGTAGTAGAAGAAAAGAAATGTGAGTTCTTCGAGAATGTAGTAGTAAAAGGAATGGGTAAATAACCTGTTCCTTTTATTTTTTTTATTATATAAGAAAGGACTCAGCTTTTATCATCAATCTTATCAAACATTTTTTGAATAGGTTTAGATAAACTTGTTTTAGGAACTTCTAATTCTTTTTTACTTTTAACATAACTAGATGCTAACTTCATATATGGAAATCCTGTAAACTTTTCTACAGCCTGTGCAGGATTTTCTAATAAACCACCAGGACCAATTGTATCTCTAGCTATTCTACCAAATGGAAAAGTAGTCCATAGATAATAATCAGCCATTCTTGTATAATCATCATGTATCATAGCTTTAAATAAAGGTGGAAATAATCTTAATGCTGGTGGAGTAATAGCTTGTAAAGGTTGTAATGGTGCAGGATATGTACCAAAAAAAGCTCTATCTCTTTGTTTTTCATCACCAAACATAAGGTCTGCTGAGTCTTGTAAATAATTCCAAGGTGCTGGTAATGCAGACTCAAATATAGAATAAGGAAACATATTAGCTAAACCTAACATAAACATATCTCCAACTAAAATTCTTTGTAATTTTTCACCTGCTTCTCCTTCAAAACCATATATCTTTGCTTCTCTTATTGCATCATTTCTAAATCTAACAGAATTATAAGCCCATATTTGAAAACGAGAAAATACTTTACCCATTGCACTTCTAGCCCACATTGGTCTAAATGGTGCACTATATAAAAACTGTGTACCTTTTACACCTTTTTTAGCCATATCAATAAGAAAAGGGTCATTATAATCTGTTATTAGACCATCAAATTTATCTCTAGCTTTTAAATAATGTGCAACAAAAGCATCTCTTCTTAATGTTCTTTCTGGCTTTCTCATAAAAAATGCAGCTTTATTAAATACTTTTTCTGTTAATCCATTTTTTCTTGCTATTTCATATAAGCTTGTATCTGCAAAATCAGGGTCTTTTTTAATCTTTGCAATAGATTCTTGTATAGTTTTTTGCATAGCTTTACTTTGAACATCAGGATTTATTTGTAATTCATATAATAAAAAGTCTTCTACAACACCATGACTTTTTACCCAATTATAAACATCATCCATACCTTGCCATTTTTTGTTAACCTTAGAACGTAAATAGTTTATATCTCTAGCATTTTTAAAATATTCAAAACCTGTGCTTTGTAATGTTAAAACAGAACCACCATATAAGTTTGCTATAGCAGATTTTGGATGAGCTAACAATGTTGCTAATTGATATTTAGCTTCCATTTGACCATACTTTCTTAATGTATTAGCATCCCAATCTTGTAGTTCTGGAATAGCATCAGTAATTTCTTTATCATGAGTTTTAAAAACCCTTTCAAACTCATCAGTACTTTCAAACTTCATTTTTTTCATCTTCTTCTAATTGTTCCGGAATTAGTAGGAGTAACCGTATCGTTAGTGCTATGAATATAAACTGGACCGAAATATTCATCAGTAACCATATTAACATCAAAAAACGTTGCTAT